CATATCAATATACGCTCCCCGGATCCTTTTGGATCACGCACGATACGCAATATCTTAGACACTGGGTTAAATGTGTAAGTAACATAACCACCAAACATCCTTGCTGCTAACTCAACATAACCTGCATAGAAATCATATGTCGCCATACCCCCAGCATAGTTATAGTTCAACAAGTAAGTGTTTAGGATAGCACTACTGAAAGGATCGAATGAACTAGAACTGGGACCAGTCTCTAAGCCGATCGTTCTACGGAAAATACTTCGTACATTTATGAATTCCTGAGGTAAAGTGTAAGTATCTACATTCTTTTCAATGGTCATCAATATGTAAGATTCCTCTGTAGCAGCTTGTGCCCGTTGACGGTAGACTTTGATAGCGTAATTGTACGCTGCCTCGTAGTGCTGAGGATCCAATTCGATATCTATCATGCCGTCACCTAGACGGAATCTAAGATTGGTGAATAGTCCCTCTTTTAACTCATCTAAGGTCAACCCTGAAGGGGTCGAAAGAGGATTAGCGGTTGGATATGTTGACATAAGTGTTACCTAATAATACTATTTATCAGGTAACACAACGGTCCTAGTATTACAAGTCGCCGTCTTTACGATTCTCGCTGTAAAATGCGTCAAACTGTCCACCCGGGTAGCGTGATTCTAGCTTACGAATATTCTCAGCAATCACTTCGTTAGGGTCTAAGTTCAATGCACGACACGCATTAATCCAATACCACATGACATCACCTAGTTCTCGTTTCATATGGTAAACGGCATCGTTAGTAAGTGCTTTTCCTTGAAAAAGAATCTTTTTGGGCACTTCAATAAACTCACCACTTTCTGCGGCTAAACCAAAACATGCAGTGATTAGTAGTGGCACATTGATATCAGGTCCATATTTCATTTGATTGTCTGCTGCATCTAGTTCGTAGTTAGCATCAATCCTATCGCATGTATCCATGAACGCGGTCAAGTTGGTACTAGGTTCGCTTGTTACTGCTGCAACAAACTCTTGGTATTTATTTAAATCAATCTTCATACATAATCCTTAAACATTTCTTTTCTACCTTTTTCACCCAATGTGGCCTCAAAGATTTCATTTGTTCTCTGTAGCATAGCGCAGGCTAGCATTAGCATCTCATTCCTGTCATCAGTCAATTCTATTGACTTGTCGATCAGGACCATTATCTCATCCATTCGTACTTTTACATGTTGTCTATCCATTTTAGAACGCTTTCAAAATAATCATGTTCTCGTTAAATCTTCCGTTAGGCACTGCACCTACTGATTTGATATCCTTGAAATACTTTCTTGCTGCGGGTTTGCTTCCCATGACTTCTTTGAGTTGATCACCGGGCTTGCGTAGTGTTTTCATCTCGCTAGTGTTCGCATCGAATCCTAGCATTGTATTACCCTTGATACTGAAAACTTTGCTGTACTCGTCCGCAATGTAGTGATGCAGTTTACGCTTTGCAGTATCGTAAACCCACGCCTCACTCGCACCATGAAGTTTCGTGGGATGCACACTAACTAAATCAAGTTTGCTTGCAACGTCCTTGAACAATTTCAAGTACTTAAGTTTAGCAACGATCTTTTCGACAGGAACCGCTTTGCGTTTACGCGGAGCCTTGCTTGCTTTCTTGATGCTGATGTAGCTGTTCAAGTCACCTAGCACACCGTCGATGAATTTCAGAATGTTACGAACCTGAATCTTACCTAGAAACGCATAGCCTTCTTTCAAAGACTCATCACCGTCACTTAGTCGCTGGAATTCATCTTGCTTGCGTTTCCAGATTTCAACAATGAGTGGGATATGTTGAGGCATGACATTGTATTTTGCAACAATGTCAACGGTCTTCACAGACACTTTACCTGTAGTCACAAAATCGTCAATCATCCCTTCCATCTCACCAGCAGCATCACGTGCCTTTTCACGCAATACTTCTTGAATATTAGGGCGTGTGGATACCACTTCTTCTTTTACGATACTAGTTTGACTAGTTTTTACTTCACTAGTGGTAAGTGACTTTACCAATCGTTTGATATCATTTTGTAATGTGAGTTCTTCATGCTCAGTCAATTCTAGACCGCGCATAGTCATGCGTCCAACCCAGCACAATGTTAGAAGGAATTCGCTTTCATGTACTTTCCTAAGTAGCTTGGCTTCATCTGTGCGTTTGTTGTAATCTAGATATTGGCACAATAGTTCTTTGGCATCTTTTTTACTATAGAATCGATTGTACCATGTGAAACTTCTAGCAAGCGCCGAGAATCGTTGTTCAGTATCGGGTTGAACTGGGAAGAAAGGTTCTTCACCCATGTATTTTGTATCAGCATCGCGCGGGTTGAGTGCTTTCACAAACTGATCTTCTGACGGTTTTCTAGCCATATGTTACTCCAAAGTTTCAATTGAATACGTATTGTAGCACAGAAACCATTTGTTGTCAAGTTTCTGGTAATACAGTATCGTCTTTATTTACGATAAATAAGTGATAAAGTGAAATAACTATGCCTAGATTAAGCCTTTGGCGCCCTAATAAAACGAACGATTACAAATTTTTTGATAGAACCATATCAGAACAGTTCACTGTGGGTTCTACGGATCTGTATATACACAAATACTTAGGTCCAACAAATCAAGGACCTTCTATAGATTATACTCAACCAGAGTATGATGCATTAGCTCCGACTAATATACAAGATTTGTTATTCTTAGAGAATAGGGATAGAACATACGAAACTAGTGTCTATAGGTTGCGCGGACATTATAACGTGCAGAACCTAGATTTTGACTTGAGTCAATTTGGATTGTTTTTGAACAACGATATCATTTTCGTCACTGTACATTATAATGACATGATAGACATCATAGGTCGCAAATTGATGGTTGGTGATGTTATAGAACTACCACACTTAGTTGACTACAACCCACTCAAAGAAACTATTCCAGTAGCATTGAAACGATTCATGCAGATAACCGATGCTAACTTTGCTAGCGAAGGATTCAGTCAGACTTGGTTCCCTCATCTATGGCGAATCAAATGCGAGCCATTAGTTGACAGCGAAGAATTCAGTCAGATACTAAGTGCTCCTATAAACGAAGATACATATCTTGGTATATGGGAAAAAGATAAAACTTACCCTGCAGGATACATCATAACATATGGAGATAAGAATTATCTATCATTGACGGATGTGCCTATCGGAATATATCCACCTGATCCAGACTATTGGGAACTAGATACCACCTCTAACTTGAAAGATATCTTGGCTACTTATAATACTAATATAGCGATAAACGATGCAGCACTAAGAGAAGCTGAACGCATCGTACCTAAATCTGGGTATGATACTAGCAACCTATACGTGGTACCTACATACGGTGAGTATGAGAGTAACGGAGTGTTGTCAAATAAATTGAATCAACCTGCGCCGCCCCGCAATATAGTCATAGATTCTGCTGGTGCACCCGGTACGACTACTACCGGCACTGTAACGATGATCCGTAGCGCACAATATAAAAATCCTAGTCCAGCTATCAGGGTATCTAAAGCGGCTATCAAAAATATATGGGATATGACTGCTGATATGGGATATCAGAAACTTGATGTGTCTAGCACCGTCAATATAGAAAAAATCACACTAGCACCGGAACGAACAAGTACCAATTCAGGACCAGTGAGTGGTGAGAGAATACTATCTGTATACTCTATGGGTCCGATAACAGGACCTTACGGAACGGCTGATAACACATATGCTACTGCTGATGCTAATCCTGAACTACCCGGTTTCACTGGTACTATCAGCACACAGATGGATTGGCGTGCAGATTGCGATCCTAGATTCCAGTTTATCGCTCGTAGCAGTCCTCGTTCATTCGGTTATACTGCTGGTTACCTTACCGGTGACGGGCAAGCACCTAACGGAATACCTACTGGGGCTGGTATCGTTTTCCCGGCTAATCCGCAAGTGGGTGATTATTTCTTACGTATAGATTATTTTCCGCAATTACTATTCCGTTGGAACGGTAAATTATGGGTCAGAATATCAGAGAATGTCAGAACACAGACTGGATTTGGCACTGATGCTAATCAGTCACAATTATCTAGTTTCATCAATGATCAGAAGCAGACACAACTCACTGACGGTTCATACGTACCACAAAGACAATCGTTGTCAACTATGTTGACATTGACACCGGACAACATACCACCACAAATTTAAAGAGCATACATGGCACAATATTTCTATGATTCACAGATACGCAGATTTTTGATACAATTTGCTAAGATATTCAGTAATTGGCAGGTTACTAAAGGTAAAGACCCTGCAGGTAATCCTATAATCGTCAGGGTACCTATCATGTATGGTGATAGCAGCAGGCAAGCAGCTACTATCATCGCTAATAATAGTGCTAGTAATCTACCTAGCGCACCATTGATCACATATTATATTACTGCACTAGAATACGATCAAAAACGAACACAGGATCCTACTTTCGTTGAAAAAGTAAATGTTCGCCAACGTGCATATAATAGCGAGACACAACAATATGAGACTGTACAAGGACAAGCATTCACCGTTGAACGCTTGATGCCAGTACCTTATACATTAAGAATGAATGTTGATTTTTGGACTACAAATTATAATCAAAAATTAGAATTGGTTGAACAACTAGGGACCTTATTCAATCCTGCACTAGAGATTCAAAGCACAGATAACTTTTTAGACTGGACAAGTCTTAGCGCAGTATTTCAAGATGGATTGACTTTCAGTAGTCGTAGCATTCCAGTAGGTAGTAATAATAATATCGATGTACTAACATGGAAGTTTTACATGCCTATATGGATCACTACAGGTGCTAAGATCAAAAAATACGGAGTCATCCAAAAAATCATCGCTAGTATCTTTCAAGGCAGTGCGCTTGAAGATATGCAAGACGATGATTTACTATTAGGAACTAGACAAAAAATCACTCCGTACGGATATACAGTATTATTGTTAGGTAACACCTTACAGATACTACCACAAGCAGTAGCATTTAATCCTAACAACAGTAATTTAGAAACACCTTCTTATCCCGATACTGATATATATTGGTCTAGCGTATTGAATGTATATGGAACTATAAAACCAGGTATAAGTCAGATATGGTTACAAAATCCATACATGACTACTGATATTGTTGGAACTATAGTACCTGATCCATTAGATGACAGACTATTGATCTATAATATTGATACTGACACATTACCACAAAATACTCTGGACCCAGTTAATGGAGTCATCAACCCGCAACTGATCGGACCTAATGCAGGCTTGCCCGGGCCAGTCAATGGGTTGAGATATCTACTAGTAGATAATATAGGTGCTCCTAATGCTAGCACAGTATCATGGGGAAATGTAGTAGCCTTCGCAAATGATATCATTGAATTCAATAGTAGTACTATGTCTTGGTCTGTTAGTTTTGATAGTCAAACAGCTACTACAGTAGAATATGTTACTAATCTAACCACGAATGTTCAATATCGTTTCGTAGATGATTCTTGGATGAAATCATATGAAGGATGGTATGATCAAGGTGATTATTCTATCGTGATCTAATACGGTGATAAATCATAGTATGAATCAAAGTGCCGGCGTTTTCTTCTATAGTTCGAATACAAACCGTTTCTTATATCTATTGAGAACAGATAACAAGAATCCAGGTAATTGGGGCATTCCAGGTGGAAAGATAGAAGAGGGTGAGACATTGTTTGAAGGTATCATAAGAGAATGTCAAGAGGAGTTAGGATACTTTCCAAAAAATCCAAAATTGATTCCTATACAGAAATTCATCAATAACACATTCACGTATCATACATTCTTCTGTCAAGTAGATGATGAGTTCATACCTATATTGAATGAAGAACATTGTGGCTATGCTTGGGTAGGAGATAATCAATATCCTAAACCATTACATCCAGGACTGTTCAGCACATTCAACTTTGACGTAGTGCAAGAAAAATTAAAAGCACTTACAAAAAAAGAGACCTAAGTCTCTTTTTTTATTTTAACAATGCTGATACAGTG